CTGGTCAACCGTGGGAGCCACGTCGATCTCCTATGCCGTGTGCGCCACTGCCCCCGCAATGATCGGGCCGTGGACCTGGAAGACATTCCAGGTGCCCTACAGCGGCGACACGTTAGTCGGCGACCCGTGCCTCTTTCAGGACAGCAACGGAACACTCTGGTTTGTCTACGACCTCACGGGTGGCGGCAACACGATCCACGCAATGCAGATCAGCTCAGCCACCGATTACACGACGTTCACCGGCACGCCGCTCGTGCTCGACTCGACCGCCGAGCGCGAGGCCCTGGCCCTTTTCTTGTATAAAGGGACATATTATCTCATAACGTCCTACTTTACCGGTTTCGGAGCAGGCAACTCCCGTACCGACTACAAGGCGGCCGCCGGCGCCAGCCTGTCCGCCGTCGCCTCCGCTCTCAACGCCGCGAGTTGGACCACGGTTTGGTCATCAGCCCCGGCCTCGACGGCCGTCGCGTACAACGCGCAGGGGTGCCAGATCATCCCGGCTTCAGGCCGCTCGGGGTACCTCTACTCGTTCTGCCTCTGTGCCCCGGGCGATTCCAGCGCTAATTCCCTCTACCACATGAGGCCGCTCGTTTATCCGCTGCCGTTCAGCGACCTGGTGCCCGGCGCCTCGCCCTCGCTGTCGATGGCCGCGCCCACGACCTGGACGCTCGCCGGCAGCCTGCCACCGCTCGCCGGTGGCGCGGCCGCACTTCTGGCTGGGTTCTGAGAAATGAAAAGCCCGGCGCTCTGACCCAACTGAGCTACCTCGATCGGAAGACCAAGAGCAGGATTTGAACCTGCGACCTCCGGGACCACCTAGATTTTACCATGCCTCAGCACAAGCGGCGGCGATTCTGATCGGGTTCTGATGCCGGTACCGCAGACATTCGGCCGGCTCGCTCGCGCGTGGACAGCCTGTCCGCACCACGACGCCGCGGCCGATCTGATCGCGCGATACTCCGGCGCCGCACGGCGCATGATCTCCTGGACGCAGAGCGCCTTCCCGGGCGAGGACCTTGAATCGCTGGCGGCCGAGGGACTCTATCTGGCAGCCTACACCTGGACACCTGAACGCAACGTCCCGTTCCTCGTCTGGCTCAAGATCAACGTCAGCCAGGCAACCAGCTCGCGCCGTCACGTGCTCCATCGCCGCAAACACATCCTCCGTCGGGCCCCTGAGTCGGCCCTCGAATCGATAGCGTGGTGAATCATGGGCCTTTCTCTCCAGCTAGTGCAGGGCACCGCCCACGACTTCCAGTTCCAGCTCCCGTTCTCGGGCATCACGGACCCGTTCGCCCAGGACTATGACCAGACGGTCCTGATCCTGGGGACGCCTGGCAGCGTGGTCGTGTCCGTCTTCGCCGATACGGACACGCTGGCCGCGAGCCTGTGGGCCGGCAGCAACGAGACCCCGCTCCTGACGCCCGCGGCAACGTGGATCGCCTCGACGAAGGGCCAGGTTCAGGTGACGATCCAGAACACGGACAGCGCGGGCCTGGCTGTCGGCCAGTACTACCTGCAAGCCTTCGCCACCCGGCCCGGAACGCCGGCACGGACTACGGCCCTCCTGCCGCGGGGCACGTCGCTCGAGATCCTCGCCGCCCCGGGCAGCTCGTTCACGGCCAGGCCGCGGTATATCTCCGTGACGGACATCCGCAAGATCGCCCCCTGGATCGACGATCTTCAGGTGCCGGACTCCAACACCGGATTTGACGACCAGCTCGCGGACGCCCGGGACTGGCTCGATGAGATCGTTTTAAGGAACTATCGCGGTGGCAACGTGTCTCTTCTTGGCTATCACGGTTTTGCTCTCGATGCTTGGTATACGGGTGGCGGCCGGCGCACTAGCCTCACTAATCGGTGGTTGTTTGCTGCTCTTCAAACCAACCAGCTCTTGGTCACGCCCCGGGTCAAGCAGATCTGCGCCTACTTCGCCCTGTCGAAGATCTGCGAGTCGATGATTACCAAGTCCGGCCAGTACGTGGCGCTGGCCAGCCGGTTCCGGTTCGAGGCCGAGTCACTCCTGGCCAGCACGACGGTTGAGATCGACGTCAACGGCGACGGGTTCGGCGAGGTGCCGATCAACCTGAGCTCGACGAACACGCTTTGGGCGTGAGCGAATCGACTTTCAGCGCCGCTATTTCTTCGACACCAATGCAAATACGATCATGAACTCTCCTCGGACAGTCAGGATCGTTCATCACGCTGATCAACAGCCGACACAGTCGGTTTTTTTGCGTCACAGCAAGCAAAAGCGACCGATGTAATTCTTCCTCATGAGTCATGACTTTTTTCCTCCACGCTCAATCATATCATGGCCGTCCACGCTCTCGACCTCCCGCAATCCCCACGCGACGCGGTTTTCCGCGCCATGGAGACGATCGTCCGCCAGAACGAGACATTCCAGCGGATCGTCAAGCCCAGCTCGTTCCGGACCTGGCAGGGCAAGCCGGAGGACGCCAAGGAGTTCACGTTTGAGATCGCGCCGGCGATGCGGTGGACACCGCAGCACAGCGGCGAGCAGTTCCGGACGCCGGACTCAATGAGCGGGGACCTGCTGATCAACTGCGAGGTCCTGCTGAAGGGGACGAACGTCTCGGACCTCACCAACTTTTGGTGGATGGTCGCGCGCTGCTTCTATCCGGCCGGCAACATCAGCCTGCGGAACGCGATCATCCAGAGCCTGCAGACGGCCGGGGCCCGCAGCGGCCTCGTGCTGTTCAGCCAGCCGGCATTCGATCCCGGTCCGGACGGCGTCTGGCTGGCTGGGCAGGGGCAAATCAAGATCGAGATTCAGTTACAGCTCAACACGTAAAGGATGGCTCATGTCTAGAGAATATCTTTGCATCGTACCGGAATCGTCCTTTGGGACACCGGTGGCTGCAACCCCGAGCGTCGGTACCCCCTACACCTACAATGCGAACGCGACGACGCCAAACGTGTTTTACGCCCGCCTCGATGGCGGCAACGCTTTCTCGATGCGGCCGCGGCCGGTCATGGTCACCGTGCCCTACGGCGGCGGCGTGGCGGTCGACGCCTTTCGTGTGTCGGATAAGACAGCGCTGACCGGCAAGCTCACGGTGAAGCTATACAGCGGGGCGAACGTGGCGGCCGGGACGCCGGGCCTGGGCGGGTTCCTGATGAGCTGGGCAGCCCAGCAAGTCACCGCGGCTCAGACCGCACCCTGGACCACGACGGAACCGCCGGGCGACCTGGCAAGCTGCTCGATCTACCACGCCGTTCAGTACGGCGTGCCCACCTTGTGGACGACTCCATATCGCATGCGAACCTATGCCGGTTGCAAGGTAGACGCGTGGGATATCGATGTGAGTGAGGACGGCACGATTGCTACGCTCTCCCTCGACATCACCGGCGGAACCGTGGGAACAGACCTGGTCGCGGCCACATTTCCCGCGCCGAGCGAAGTGCAAATCCCGATCAATCCATATGTGTTCACGCAAGCGACGCTGACGATCGGCGGGTCCCGACTGCAATTTCAGAACGTGAAAATCAGTGGGCGGAATGTCTTGGCCAAACGGTTCTGGAACCAGAAATACGCCCAACTCCAGCGATTCGTCGGACGCTCGACCACGGTGCAGGCTGTGAATTTTCTCCGTCAGGTCCCGTATGTCGGAGCATCCAACGACGACCGCACCACGTACGAAGCTCTGACGGCTCAGACGGTGAGTTTCGCGCTCACGAACACTTACCATAGCATCACCGCGACGTTAAACACCGCGAATGTGATTACATCTGTTGACGATCAACTGAACCTCAACGACCTCTATACCGAGTCGATCACGGCGACCAACCAGTGGGACCCCGCGGCCTCCCCGACCGACACAGCCTACTGGAAAGACCTGACGGTCACTCTCGGAAATCCCTGACAGATGGCGGACCGCGAGTCTACTGCTGTCGGCTACCGGCTGCGGATGCAGCCGCCGGACCTATCCACGTACCCGGACAGCGTCAAGTTGCAATGGTTCGAGTGGGTGACCGAGCTGGGGATCGAGAGAAAGCTAGTCGAGCTCAGAAAGGGCTGGGACCGGTACGGTAAAACGCATCCGCTCAAGCCCCGCACGATCAAGTATCGGAAGAGCGAAGTCGGCCCCGTCCACAAGCGGGCTCCACGGGGGATTCCAGCCCTCGATCTGTCGCGCGTGATGAGTCTGCTCACCGGGCGCGCGCACCTCTCTTCAGCCGAGTTTTGGTGGGGCTTTGATTCAGTGACGGGGGCATCGTTCGCGCGCATCCTCCACTACTGGGCTGACGATCACGGCCATGACGTCTTCGGCCTGTCGCCCGCGGGCACGGCCTGGGTCGAGGCCGAGGCGATGAAGAAGTGGGCCGAATGGAAGGCCGCGGGCGGCTACACCAGGCCCGCGGTGAACCTGCCAGGAGCCAAGCCCGTGCGAAAGGCCGCGATCCGGCGGCCGATCCGCAAGATCGAAATCCCCGGGCGGATGGATCTCGAAAACATGGACCTGGCCGGTGGTGAAGCGGAGATCCGGCGGGCGATAGCGGCGGGGCGGTTCCCGGGCTTTCGGCGGCTCAATCTGCGCGGCGAGCAGTGGAAGCCGGGCGCCGGAATTCCGCACCTCCAGCCGCCTCCGAAGTTCCCGCCGAAGCCGCCACCACCAACGGCACCGCCGAAACCAGCGCCAGTGCCGAAGCCGCCTCCGAGCCACAGCAATCCTCACATCGCGACCGCGATCGACATGGCCAGGGCGGCGGGTGTCGCGCATGTAAACGTAATCGATTTCGACCAGGCGCGCGCGATCTGGAAAATCAAAGTTGACGCGGTACAAGCCTCATACGATTACAAGACTGGCGAAATCCTCATCAACGGAAGCCATCCCATCTGGAAAGATCCGGCGGCCCAGATGGCTAAGTCGAAGGGCTGGCTCAGTACTGATTCGATAACCCACACGATCGAGCATGAACTAGCCCACCGCGAGCATCATCTTGCGATCGGCACCCATGCTTTTGCCGCGATGGTCCGTGCGAGGGAAGAGCCGGAGGGAGCGAAAGAGATCGCGGCCGTGGTCAGTCGGTATGCGAGCAAGCTCAAGGTCGAATTCGTGGCCGAAACAAGAGTGGGCTTGGCGCATGGCAAGAAGTACCATCCCGAGATTATAGCCCTGTACAAGTCTTATGGAGGGGTGATGCCATGACGATTACACCAATCTGTTTCGACTGCCGGCATCTAACCCGACTGCGGGACGGCAACGTGCCTCCGGGCCCGCTGCGATGCACGGCTTTTCCGCGGGAAATTCCCCGCGACATCCAGCTTGCCGAGTTCGACCACCACCAATCATATCCAGGTGATCACGGCATCCAGTTCGAGCCAAAACCGCAATCCCAATGATCACCCTCGACCTCTCCCAGGCTGTCGCCGGCTGCGAGCGAATTCAGCGACGGCTGGCCGCGATCGAGCACGTGATGGATCACGCGGGCGATCTCATGGAGCACTGGGAGCGGCTGGTCGAGGAGGGGAACCGGCGGGGAGTCTTGGTTGATCAAACCGACAAGGACGGAGGGTCGCTTCTCGCGGTCACTTACCGGCCGACCGCGGCCCAGAAGCGGGCGATTTACGCGGGGACTGCGAAGCCGCAGAAGCTTACCGCCTCGCAGCGGCTGGGTCAGAATCCGCGACTGCCGCGGGGTGCGTTCTACGGAATCGGCGACCATCAATCGGGGACTAACAACAATCTGACCTCCTCCGAATATCGGCGGCTCACCGGACCACCGCTGGCCCCGCGCGGGCAGTTTTCGCGCGTAATCACAAACTTCGAGACATCATCTTTCCAGATCGAAGAGCACGGCTCATGGCTGGTAGTGGGTGGGTGGCGCGAGGTCGTGTCGCGAACCGGCTACCACTTCCTGCCGCACCTCTTCGACGGCGATCCTCCGCAGCCGGGGTCGCGGGATCTGCGGGGCGTGCGGCCGAAAGACATCGAGAAAATCCGGGCGACGATCCTTCCATGGGCGAAACTGATCGTCCGGGCGCTTTGGCAGGGGACTGACTGATGCGCGATGACCTGAATGAAGACGAACAACTGCGTCTGCTTTTCAGGGCGGGCGGACTCGACGTTGTCACCGATGCCAAAGACTCGTTCCACTCGCTCACCGAGGAGATGCAAGGAACTGCCAAGGCGGCGGATAAAGTTCAGGACGCGACAAAGACGGTCGACACGACCACTGAGGAAGCGAAGCGAGTTCTGAGCGAGACAAGCACCGTTGTTTCCGATTTGCAGACGAAGATTGCCAGCTTAGAGAAGAAGCAGAATGACCTGGCGGAGTCATTCAGGTTCGGATTGATTCCCTCGGCTAGCGACTTCAAGGAACAGTACGACCACCTCGGCGGGGAGATCAGTCGGAACCAGAGCATCCTGGAGGCCGCAACTGGCACGGGCGATGGCGAAAGCGGGAAGGGTGGATTCGCCGGACTGGCTGGAGGCGCCATCAAGGCCGAAAAGGCTATTTCGGCGCTCGCTACTGGCCATGGATTGGGCCGTCTCGGCGGGCTGCTCGAACCGCTGGTAGGGCTGATCGGCGGGCCGGCCGGACTCGGACTGGCTATCGGTGCTATGGCGCTTGCGATCGAGGGGCTACTGCCGAAGTTAGGGACATGGATCGAAAAAATGGACGGGGCCGCGGAAGCCGCGAAGCGGGCTGCGAAGGCAGAGAAAGAATACCAGGAAGTCACAAAGAAAGGACAAGAGAAACCAAGCGAGGCCGAATCGGATCAAGCCGAGATCGTCAAACTCATGTTCAAGGGTAAAGGTCAACAGTTAACTCAGCAAGGCATTGAACAAGCTCTTAGAGAAGGCGGATTTGGTCTCACTGATGAAGATAAGCAGTTGTTGAAGTTGCATTGGCTCCAGGAAGACGTAAGAGAAGACATTGAGAAACGCCAAAGGCAGGCAATCCAAAAGCAGACCGTCGAGCTTATGAAAGGCTTGGAAAGGGGAGCCGGCTATGCGGTTAGTGAAGTCAGCCAAATGGCTGGAAGACGACCTGATCAGTTCCCCGTGAATTTCCGAGAAGCTCTTGAGGCAAGCACTCCAGAAGCTATCGCTGAGGCAAAGGCGCAAGACAAAGCCGAAGATGAGGCGGAAGCGGAAAGAATCGGGCGGAAGCAAGCCAGGTTTGCCGAAGCAAAAAAGAAAAATGCACGCGAAAAAGAGCACGCGAAAAATGAGGCGGAGGATGAGGCGGAAGCAGACCGAGCACAAAATAAGATAGACCATCAGCGTGCGCAGGATGCAGCGAAGGCCGAGCGCGACCGCAGGCAGGCCGAAACTAAGGCCGAGCGCGACCGCAGGCATGCCGAAACCGAGGCCGAGCGCGACCATAGGCAGGCCGAAGCTCAGGCAGCCCGCCAGGCCCGCGAGGCCACCCCCGAGGCCATCAACCGCCGTGCCGCGGCCGCACAGCAGAATGAGGAGATGGGCGAGGCTCAGCGGCAGAACCAGCTCCGCGCCCAGTACGGTGGCAACGTGCATCCCGCCTTCGATCCATCCGATCTTCAGCAGGTTGTAGCTTCCGTCGGACGCAATCGAGTGCAGAACAGCTCTCTCGGGTTTACCCTGGCCCAACAGGTCGATTACTACATGGGCCAACTTGAGGCCAAGATGGTCAGCGATTTCGTGCGCAGCACAAGCGGCTTGCGCGGATCGCAGCGATCCGGCCAGAATAACACTGGTTTTCCCTGACGATGAACGACTACCTGACGATCACAGACCCGCGGACATCGACGACGACGGTCTACAGCTTCGTCGAGCCGCCAGAGTCGGGCACGGTCTCCGCCGGCACCGTCGATCTGGCCCTCGATCACTGTACGCCGTACAGCCGCGGGGGCATGCCAGAGCTCGACTTCACCAGGATACTCGGCGCGCTGACCACGCTCCCTGATCCCTGGTCGGCGGGCCCGTGCGTCTGGTCGCACGGAACGAGCCACTCGTCGGCGACGGCTTATTTCAGCGGGTCGGTCGTAGGCTACCAGGACAGATACGACCATGATCTTGGATGGATTCGGCAGTACCGAGCCCTAGGACTGCGGAACTTGGGCGACTATGTGCCGGTCACGGATGCCAATACGTACAGTGACAACGCGCAGTTCAACATGCCGGCAAACAGCATCAACTCGATCCCGTCCAGGATGGGCCGGACCGTCGGGCAGGCGGCACTCGAAATCCTGTCGATGCCACAAAACGCCGCGGCGCTCAGCATTTTCGGCATCGGCAATTACACGTCGACAGGATCGGGTGGATCCGCGACCGCCGTGATGGTGAACGCGCTCTTTGGTTACGGCACCGTCAGCGGCCTCACGCTGGTCGAGGCCGGTAGCGGCTACACGGTCGCCCCAACCGTCGTGGTCGCAGGCCCATGCACGACGCAGGCGACGTTCACCGCGACCGTTTCAGTCGGCGGGGCAATCACTGGATTCACAGCGGTTGCACCGGGATACGGAGGGGCTGGCTATACGAGTCCGCCGGCCGTCATAATCTCGACCTTGCCCGCGATCACGATCACGGACCTGGAAGCGCTTACCGTGATCCCACCGTTCCAGATGACTTTCTGCGGAGAGAAGATCCTTGCGTCCGTCGAATCGATCGTTCGCACGTGTCATCCGAACCACTGGCTCTATGTCGATCCGACCGGCAACATCCGGCTGCTCGACCAGCGAGCGTGTGCGAACAATACCGTCACGCTCAACGGGTCCGATCCTCGCTGGCTGATGCCCGACCTGCACCGGGATCTGTCCGATTCGTACAGTCAGCTCCTCGTGCGAGGCGACATCTCCGTTACTGGGGTCTGGTTAGGAACCGCCCCGACGGCCGCCACGGGGACGGTTGTCTACAATGGACCTCTCACATCTGGAGCGACAAACACCGGTGGACTGATCGAGGACTTCGCCTGGGGACCGTACACGACCAACGCCGCCGCCAAGGCGGCCTATTCAATCTCGTCGTTCAAGCAATTGACCCTGGGTACTGGGCAGGACTTAGGGAGCTGCGTTTGCGACAGTACGACTGAAGTCACGATCACATCAAATAATACTGCACTTACTCTGGCGGCCGACCAGCTTGATCAGACAGACACGGGGCTGCACGCGATTATCACCGTTTCAGAGATAATTGCTAGCAGTGGTCTCGCGTCGGTTAGCGCCAATTTTTCAACGCAAGTCATCGCGAACACGGCCATGAGCGCGGGTGGCTCATCTACTTTGACGCTTGCACAGCCAATGCCGGTAACAACGTACAATTCATATTTTCTCACATTCTTGAACGGCGCCGGGAATGTGGTCTATCGGCGATATCTCGTTGTGAACCATGAAGTCGGAGCCGCGCTTCAGAATGCCTTTCCGTTTCCATTCGCATTCTCAACTGCCGCTTACATGGGGACGGGCCCCAATGTGTACAATGCGGCTGCTTTGACTTCTGCGCCGATGGGAATCGCCCTCTATCCCTCAGCCGGCGTCCCCTCTGGCGAAGGCGCTCTGGCAAATGATATCATATGTGATCCTACATCCGGGACCATCCTTTTCAACCAGCCGACTGCGTTCGACAACGGTTTTGGGCTGATTACTCCCAGCTCTGTCTTCGTCTTCGTCCCCGTGGCGACTGGAGCCCTTCAGGAATGGTATCCTTCCTCTACGACCTATGGGGGCACGCTTTACACGGTCGAGGGCATCCAACGCACAAAGACGATCACGCTGAGAGACTGGACACAGGAAAGCTCGACGAATTACAACCTGGCGACATTTGCGTATGAGCAGTTTACGTCGATCTGCGATATTGTGATCGAGGGCACGTTCAGCTATCTGGGACTGGCCACGAACTATCTCGCCCCGGGCCAGGCCATCTCCATTGCCGGCAACGGCTACACTACCGGCTATGAATCTGCGGCGATTCCGGTCGCGAGCACGGAAGTGATCTTCCAGCCCGGGAACGAAGGCACGAGCTACCTCACGATTTGCCATCTCTCGAACCGGCGGCAGAGGTATACGGGCGCCGTCTATGTGCGGCCGCCAGTTACTACTGGGTTTTTCTACGGATCTGAAGCGACCTTGAAGGCGACAACCCAAGCGGCCGCCGCGAACCAAGCGATCGCCCAAAACACATTCGGCGCGCCTTCTGACTTATCAAACTTTGTAACAGGATCCGCAGCCGACCTGGCGGGCCAAGTGAGGGGCGTAAGCCAGGATCTGGCGGGCTTTAGGGCAGGCATGACACAAGATGCCGTGGGGATCAGCCAGGGCATGACACAACTAGCCGCGGGGATGAGTGAGCCAGCGCCGATGAGCGGGAATCCCGAAGATTGGGGAATCGGTGGACCTGGCCAAAATGCGGGACGCCGCAACGCGATCACAATCGCTGAGGTGGAACGCCAAATTCAGCAAGATCGGGCGCGAGAACGGAAGGATCGAGAGGCGGGCGATCGCGAGTTCTACGGACCTGGCCGGGATGCCTGGGCGGATCAACCCCGGGGGGAGACAGAGGCTTCGAAAGCGGCAGAGGCCGAACGTAGAGCACGTGCCACAGCCCACGAGCCGCGATCAATCACCCGATACAACGATCAGGCTCCCGAAGAAGAGAGCAGCGAATGAACGATTCCGCCATTCCTCGACTAGAACTGATCGAGGACCGTTTTGAGCGGCAGATTCTTCTCGTACAACAGCTTCAACGTCAGGTCGCGAACCTGGCGAACCAGATTCAGCAGGTCCAGGGTCAGCAGGGAGGAAGCGGTACCGGCAGTGGCGGAATCGTGTATTTCCTGAACCCGATCGCGATCTCACCGGGCGGCTCAGTAACCGGGCAGACGATCTGGGTCAACCTCGGCGGAACCCAGACGGCCTCCGGCTACACCAACGCGACCGTCTACAACGAGATGGCCTCGGCGACAGTCGCGACCAGCGGGAAGATCATCATCGTCGGGCCGAACCCGGACGGCACATGGTCAGTAATAACGCAGAGTTGCTGATGTCGCTGACTATGTTCGATGTGGGGAATAGTTCGCCATGCACGTGTGGCGGATGCAACTGCGCCGCTGTGTGGAACGCATTGCTCAGTTCGCAGTTTGTGGTATGCACTCATTCGATTCTAGGGACTAAAACCCTCGGTTATAGCGGAGGATATTTAGCCAATCATTCGTGGGCATACAATTATCCTGGATATTGCGGATGTGGCGCAGACAGTTCCTATCATATATCCACTGTGGAACTAACTCCGCCCGCAACATGCGCACTGGGGCTGCAATGGCTAGTTAACGGAAGTGGGTGCCCTGCCATGGGATCTCCAAGCCCGTATTTCTATTGGTCTGCAACAGCTGGAAACTGCACCGTTACCTGTGACCCCGCAGTGCCCACTATCACATTTGCCAATTGCCAAGTTGGTGCGGCCTGCGCAACGGACCTTGAAAAACTCCTTGGGATCGCGACCCCTGCGACCTTCAGTTGCACCATCACGGGTTACTCGTGAAATCCGAATTGCGAGCACTCTTGGAAATCTGGGCACATTCCAGCATTGCGAGCCAGCGCGACCAAGCTACCTGGTTCCTGCGGAACTATGAGCCTCGATCAATCCCTCGACCAATCGAGGACACGATCCCGTTCGCCCAACTTCGACCCTTCTATCTTCTCATCGCGCGCTGCCCTTACCGCACTCACCCTACGTGTGGCTGTTCCGATCAGCACTGCGGTCTCACGAACACCCGAGTCACCCTGACCCACTGCCTCGCGTGCGTCCGCACTGGCAGGACCCCATGACCCCCCTCGAGTCCCTCGCCGACAGCCTCCTCGCCGTCCGCGACGACCCCGCCGCCTTCAACACCGCGTTTTTGGGCCGTCCCCCTTACTGGTCGCGCCAGCTCGAGCTCTGCCGGTCCGTGGTCCAGTACCGTACGACGGTCGCGTATTCCGGCAACATGATCGGCAAGGACTATTGGATCGCGGGAACCATCCTTTGGTGGTTGCTCACGCGGCCGGACTCGCTCTGCATCATCACCGGACCGACGCAGATGGTGCTCGGCAGCGTGACCTTCAAAGAGATCAGACGGTGTCTCGAAGGAGCGGTCCTGCCGTTCGGGGGCAAGCTTTCCAGCGGCATCAAGACCAGCCCGGCGGTCATTGAGATCGCGCCCGGCTGGCAAGCCCTGGGGTTCAGCACAACGTGCGTCGAACGCGCCTCGGGCCAGCACGCCGAGCACCTTCTGGCCGTGATCGAGGAGGCTTCCGGCGTCGAGGATTTCGTCTTCGACGCGATCGACTCCCTCGGCTATGAGCGACTGGTGTGCATTGGCAACCCGATCCGGGCGGAAGGCAAGTTCGTGGACCTGATTCGCCAGGCCGACCGCGATCGGGCCGACAATGTGCCCCCCCGCCTGGCCGTCAACGCCATCCGGATCCCGAGCACGGAATCGCCGCACGCGCACCAGGAGAAAAGCGAGTTCGGGTTGGCCGATCAGACCTGGATCGAGAGCATGTACCACAAGTACGGCAAGGGCTCACTCTGGGTCAAGTCGCACATCGAGGCCCGCATACCCGATGTCGACGCCGAACAACTGATCGATCCCGCGTGGCTTGACTACCACCGCTCGCAACAACGGCCGCAAGTCCCGCCGAATCACCCAGTCAACTCCACGCGCCGAATCGCCTGCGACCTCGCCGAAGGCGTCGGCCGCGATAGTACCTGCATCGTGGTCGTCGATGATTGGGGCCTGCTCGAGGTCGTGTTGAGCAGCGACGCGGGCCTGCCGGAAGCAGCCGCGACCATCCATCGGCTGGCAATTAAGTGGAACGTGCCGCACGATAAGATCACCTACGACAAGCTGGGGATCGGCCGCACCTTCCCGAACCACCTGGCGCGTTATGGAATCACAACGGCGATCCCCTACGCCGGGGAGGGCAGGCCGCGAGACCCCAGCTCGTATACCAACCTGCGAACGGAGGCAGGCTTTCGGCTCCGCAATCGGCTCGATCTCAGACACCCGCTCGTCGTCCCCACCCGGCCGTCCCCACCCGGCCTCGATCCCTCCCCGCGACCCCCGAGCATCGCACCCCAGATGCCGTTCTACTTCTGCGCCGGCGACTACTTCGCACGGTTGGTCGATGAGCTGAGGCCCTTGACCTACAGCCTGGTCGGCAGAAAGAGCAAGCTCATGCCCAAGGACGATTGGGCAACGATCCTCGGCCACTCGCCCGACGTCGCGGATGCGCTCATCCAGAGCATGATTCTTACGAAGTAGATCACTTCTTCGATCTGATGCGGGCGAGTTCTCGCAAAACTAACTCGCGCACGTACGCAGCCATCGACTGGCCGTGTCTCGCAGCTACTTCTCTCAACTCCTGGTGCACAGAAGGTAGCAACTCAAGCCGCACGGCCTTCACTTCGGTTGCAGTTGCGGGCATTGGCCTCTCCTCTCTCTTGCGTGCCATGCGGGCTCTCCATCGCGGGTTATGTTGTTACGATGATCTTAAGAGACGTCCACACGGTATGCAAGAAGTGTACGGCCGATCAAAGGGAATGTCAAGACAAAATAATTTTGGCATTGTGTTGACATCATTACAACGTGAGCGTAAGATATCCTCAGACGGCCGACTTCCGGCCATCATCACTCTGAGGAGTATTCGCTGTGTCTGCGAGACGAACTTCTAGTATCACCCGTGCAGAGCGCAAGGAAGCCCTGCATCACATCTCCGAGCTCAGTGGATGGCTGTGGAGCCATCCGCTCACCCCGCAGCACGCTCAACAGCGCGCGGATCGAGTCCTCGAGCTGGAGCGATGGCAGGCCTATCTCGCGAACCTTGACCGTCCTAGGAGGACATCATGAACCGCTACTGCCGCCACTGCGGTGACTGGGTGCCTCACGACGCACCGTCCGCGATCTGCGGCCGGTGCGCCTGCCTCCCGGTCGCTGAACGGGGCCGCGCGCAGACGACCCCGCCGCCGGCCCAGGTGCCCGGGAGCGACGATGCGCCAGAGGGTTCTCAGGCCCCCCGGATCATGCCCGAGGACGAGCAGGCCCGTCGAAATCGGCTCCATGGTCAGCGCGTGGAGTTCGTTCGAGCGGCTTGGGAGCGTGGCCGGCGCGCATTGCTCGCGCGCGCTCTCGACCCCACCCGCGCGGATTGGGCGGCGCCCAAACCCCTGGAAAAGGAGGATCGCCTCGACCGCTGGCGCGCCCTTGCCGCGGAGTTCGCGCCCGGAGAAGTCCGGGTTCGTCCGCAGGGGTCGCGACAGGTTCAGTTCATCACGGCCCGCACCGTGATGAACCGCCTCGACGAGGTACTGGGCCCGGCCAATTGGTGGGACGAATACACGCCCTTGGAAAACTCAGTGATCTGCCGTTTGACCATTCGCCTGCCCGATGGCACGACGCTGACGAAGTCTGATGCCGGCGGCTACGCCGGGATGGCGGACTCGGGCGATGACGACAAGAGCGGCTTCTCCGACGCCTTTAAGCGCGCGGCAGTCAAGTTCGGCATTGGCCGTTACCTCTACCGCGACGGGGTGCCACACTTCGCTGCGGTCGGCTGATGTGAAAGGGGAGGCGCGGGTCGCTGACACGGCCCGCGCCCCGAGCAAGCGGTTGACATCCAGTTTTGCACTACCGGAGTACACCAATGATGACAGTTTACGAGGCAACGGGCAATCAGGCTCTCGACCAGCTTCAGGACGCGCTGATCGACCGCGACATCGATGATCCCGCGTACGGCCCCGCCGAGCGGTGGCCTGCATGGACGGATCTCTGGTGCGTGGGATACGGAGCCCCCCTCTGTTTTGCGGAGCTGATTCCCGACCAAGTGCTGCCCGATCCCGAGCCGGAGGACTTCGAGGCCTGGATGGAGCTGCATTGACCCAGTGTGAACAGGTCGGTAGAGTCCAGTCACAACCTGCCGGCGGCGGCCGCCGTCGATATCACCCCGGGCGATTCGCAGGTTGTACTCGAGGGGCCCTCAGTGTCGCACGCTGAGGGCTCTTTTTTTGCGCGCGGATTTTTCCCCTGGGGGTTGACTGTCCGCACACTATGCGTATAATAGAGTGGAGATTGAGAACGGGGCCCGCGGCTGCTGAAACAGACCGGACCCCAGGGAACCCCTGATTGAGAGGAGATTCCGATGAGAGTATGGAGCAAGACGACCGACAGCGGCAAGACCCTCGAGCTGAGATTTGAGGATCGCTCGATTTCTGTTTACCTTGATGAAGTGAGCAAGGGCTGCACGGGTACGATTACCGAACTGGACGAACGTCAACGGCGTCCCGGCATGACCTACGCGCAGGCCCCCCGAACAAATGCCCGGGGCGAGAAGATCACCCACGCGGTTTACATCGCGATGCTCACCGGACAGGAAGCTAAGGAAGTCATTCGGATCTTCGAAGCTGAGAAAACCGAATACTCCGGTCGTCTCCGCGCGGAGAGCCTGGCTGCCGTCGCAACCCAATACGAAGAAGCGAAGCGCACCGGCAAGCCGGTATCCGTTCAGAGCTGGACTGACACCTGCAATGATCGCGAGTGCAACTGCTGTGGTCTGTGGGACCGCTGGGTCAATCCGAACGGGACTTTCAAAATCACCTGTCGCCACACCTACTGAGGGGTCACAATGCACGTTTACACCGTCGGCCAGCTCTACGCCCCGTCGCGGCGGAGCTGGCCGGAACAGAGTGATTACAATTATCGCGCCGGCGGCCATGAACTGCGGATTTTCCTCGGGCGCGCAACGCCGAATGAGATCGCTGCAGTGAAAAAGGGCCGGGTCGAGTTTGGGCTCATGGTCAAACTGCCGGAGATCTTCGTCGTGGCCCGGTTCCACGGGCCGGACGGCAAGGTCGTGCTGAGCTTCGACTGCTCGTACCAGTGGCATCGAACCAACGCCGTTGAACCAACCGGTTCCGTCGAGTGGAAAGAAACGAATCCAGCAACCCGGGCACTGTGTTCGATCATCCTGGTCGAGGCGACGAATGGCGTGATCCTCGTATTGCGGGAGATGAGCTACTCTCCCGAGTTCACCCGCGCCATCCACCGGGCAATCTCCGATCAGGCCGCGCTCCCTTACGACGAAGCCTTACACGCCGCGGCGGTGGCCGACATTGCACGCCGACTGAACACGGACCAGCTCTGGGACCGGTGCGCCGTTCGGTGCGAGGGGGGTGCCTGATGTCGCGGAAAAAAGCAGCCCCCGCGAAGAAGGGCAGAGTGAAGCAGCGTGTGAATCTGACCCTCGATCGCGAGACTCTGTCCCGTCTCCATCGGCTCCAGGAGCGTGAATCCCTGGATTCGCTCTCGAGTGCCGTTCGCTGGCTGGCGCGCACCGATGCAGCTCACCAAACCAGCCTCGAGCCCCGAGGCACCACACAGTCAGGCCGGCGGCCAGCAAAGACCACATCAGATACCCCCGCAGATTAAGATTGCTTAATCTGGCTGGTCACATTAGACTTCGAGCATGGCGATGCAGCCGTAATTCTGTCGACGGGAGCCCCCTGACCATGGAAGGATTGGGGGTTTTTCATGCGCCGATGTGGTATTCTGAGCGTGTTCGGCCGTGTCGGCCGGACCGACCACTCAGTTTCGACTGAGCCCTGACCGCCGGTCCTACTACCGTGGGCCCGGCGGTTTTCCTGCGCGCTTCGCCAGCCGCTCGATCGCCCGAACCTGTCCCCGCGGCGGCTTCACTTGGCGGCCAAGAGGCTTTTCGAGCTGGCGTATCAGGACCTTGTCCCCGCCGCAGACACGGGCCCGCAGCCATTGTTCGATCAGCTGCAGTTCGGACTGGACCTGCGGATCAAATTCCCAGTCTTCTCCGTGACCTTCGCAGCATATGAGCGCGTCAAGCACGTGCTCTGCGGCCTTCTTGCGGGCCTCATCCCGGGTCATGGGTGCGATCCCCAAATCTGATCGGCGGCGGTCCGCAAAAGCGCGATACATTTTTCGACTTCAGCGCGGCTGGCTAGCAGCCAAAATGAATCGAGCAGGACACCTTCAGGGCGGCCGCAACCGCATTCGCAGGCCCCCTGGATGTCGACGGAGATCTCCTTCGGGTGCCAGTGCGGCACAGGAGGCCGAGCCATCTCGGTCCGAAATGCATGTCCTTCTGGGCTCATTTCCGGCATCATTTCCCACCGCCTTTCAGCCCAGCCTGCTGGCGCCGACGGGCCTGGATACGCGCCCTGACTCGCTCGACTGCCGCATTCAGCTCACTCAAGTCGGCCGCTGTCAGCGGCTCGGAGCATTCGAGCGTCACCGTGCCCTCGGGAATCGCGAGGATATATCGCAGTTTCCCGTTTTCTCGCGTCCAGAAGTGAATCAGGTCGCTCATTTCCCACCGCCCTTCTTCGGCAGGGCAGGGGAGGAGGGAGGCGCGGCACCGCCCGTACGGCGCATTTCCTGTTCGTGCATTCGGGTCAAAATCGGTCTGAGGATTTCGGTCAGCAGATCAGAGGATTCGCAGCGCCGATATCCGGCGACGATCACCGCGATTTCGGCGACGTCCTTCGCAACCCGGACTTGTTTTGTCGGGGACTTCTTTTTGCGCGCCACGACAGACTCCATCGTGAACATAGGCGGCATCGAGTCTCTCCACCAAAAACACTTTACCACAACCGACAATGGGCTACTATCGTCTAGTTTAACCTATTGCTAGCTTGGGTCAATAAGGAAAATTCTTTTCCCGCTTATTGACACTGTGTGACAGTGTGATAAAATCTATCCAGTATCGCACCGAACCACTGATTCGAAAGGCGATCCTCATGCCCCACCCCATCCCCATCGGCCGCTCCGCCCGGGCGGCCGAGATCGCCGCCGAGGCCGCCGACTGCCGCTGCCGACTGGCGATAGCCCGCCTGCGGCTGTCGGTCGAATTGCTCGAGCGTGAGACCGATGTGAACGCGATCGAGGCAATTGATTCGGCGATCAACGACGCGCTCTGGGCCGCTCGCGTTGGCTGGACCGACTCCGAGATCGCCGCCGAGGCCGCCGACTGCCGCCGTCGGCTGGCGATAGCCCGCCTACGGCTGTCGGTCGAATCGCTCGAGCGGGAGACCGACGCGAGCGCGATCGAGGTCATTGATTCGGCGATCAACGACGCGCTCTGGGCCGCTATCCCTGAATCCCAGCGCGCCGCAGGCCTGCGGCCCCGCTGGCTGCTGTGAAATGAAACGGGCCCGGACGTCCGGAACACGTCCGGGCCGAGGTCGCCACTTACCCTCCAAGACCGGAGAGTCACTGTCATGGTAATCGAAAATGTCCGGGTCGTGAAGACCCCGCGGCCGCCCCAGCCGCCGAAACCTGAGGAGGAGCCGGACTGCGCGGAGGAATGCGCGGCCGATCGCGCGATGTCCGCCGCGGCGATGAACCGCCGGCACGCCAACCCGAGAAATCGCGTGGAAGACTACATGGTATCCCGCGAGCTGGCCCGTTTTCTCGCTTATGGGAGGATCGAATGATGACATCCTTTTTTGGCCGGCCGCAGTGCCGGTCCGGACGGCATGTTTGGATGAACTGGAACTACTGGATGCGGGAAGTGTACTTCCTGGGTGATGACGCGCATACGGTCATCACTGCCAGAGCTATCCGGGATTTAGCCCGGACTCGCCGAAGACGTAGCTTTTGGGCGCACGAGATCGAGTGCGCCTGGGGATCTACACAGACCGAAACGATCGCAGCCCTGCACCGTCTCAGTGGTGCCGGACTGCTTTCCCGATGTCCTGGGACATGCTTGTACATCCCCACGATACCAGATCGGCCGCGAGTGGCGGGACGTCTGGAGACGGCAGCGGGGAGGGAACTGAGATGCTGATCTGCATCAACTGCGGGAAGCCGATCTCCGAAACTGCCATAGAAGACGGGCACATGTGCTTTGAGTGCGGCCGGGTGCAGCTGTGCGAGGAGTGCGCGCTGATCGGAGGTCACACCTGTGACCCGCCGCCGTTTTGGGTCGCACAGGAGGACGAAGACGAGGAGGTAGAGTACGACCCGCCGGACGGCTGGCTTGAAGAGCCACCTGGCGGCTGATCGGGAAGGGGAGGGGTTGCTAAACGGTTAAGAGGATGTTAATGTCCGGTGTTCCGGTCGATTCGGCCGGGACACCTTTTCTTTAGCTCTGTCGGGCCGTCTCTGGAAAAGCCCGTCTGACCGAGCGATCTGGAGTCCGAAAAATGGCCGCACACACGCAGTGCGACGGCGGTCAATCACCGCGCGCACTCATCTATGAAAACCTCCCAGAGCCAGAGCCTTTCTGGGAACCAGAAGAACCTGATTGCTGGCAAAGAGATGATGATGACTTTGCCGATCCAGATCACAACCCGATACGCATGCAACGGATCGAGTCCCAGTACTGGGCAGCACGAGAAGCTGATAAGCTCGTAGCACCCATCGGCGATCTGGTCCGACAGGTTTTCACCAGCATCGAAAGGCGTTGCCTTGATCCAGCTTTTGCTGCGATTCAGACGCTGCGCGGTCTTACTTACCATGAGTATCTGAAAACCGAGCATTGGCAGAAAACCAGAACGGTGGCACTCAATGTTGGTCATCATGAGTGCCGGATCTGCGCACGAACGAAACAACTGGATGTTCATCACCGGACATATAAGCGGCTTGGGTGTGAGGATCAACGTGACCTGGTTGTCCTCTGTCACAAGTGCCACGAGCTGTTTCACTCCCACGGACGACTTGCGGTCCAGGAGTCAGGCTCATGAGCATCCCCAAACCCCGGCTGTTCCAGCCGACTCGCGAGCCCGTACCGAAGTTTTTCACTCAGCTTCCCGATGACATCGACGAAGATGGCGAGCTTAGCGTCCGGCCAGGACCGGCTGGTATCCTGCGGGCTTTACTGCGGTTGATTCGCCGATCAGGTTCACAAGATCGCTCAATCATCTGCACGCACAAGGATATCGCCACGGAGGCCAGGGTCACGGACCGCACTGTCCGGACTCACCTGGGACGTCTAGACCGTCTCGGCTACATCTCGCGGGAAGAGCTTTCACCGGCCGGCGGACAGACTGCTCGACAGACCCGGTTCGTAGTGACCTACCAGCTTCGACCCGGCCTGAAATTGGAGGCCGGTGCACTCACAATTTCGGGCAGCCAAAGTGCATCCACGCGGAAGAAATCTTCCGCATCCACGCGGAAGAAATCTTCCGCATCCACGCGGAAGAAATCTTCCGCATCGTCCACTCTGTTCGAACGCGCGTGCGAACAGAGGTATTCCACAGAGGAAATCAACAGAGGCAACAGCCCCCGAACTCCCCCGGGGGAGGAAACCGCGCCGCTGCTGATTGAGATCTCGAAGGTCGAACCGATTCCCGAGGTTCGCCCGGAGCCGGAATATCTCGAATACCCGGAAGACGGCGGGATGTGGATGATCATGCCCGGCGAGCATGCCCTCGCGGAGATCGAGGCTCGTGAGCTGTGGGGCGACCTCTGGCGGGCCTGGAAGTCTCCCAGACTCTGCATCGGGTTCTACGAGCACCAGCAATGGTATTCATTCCGCGCCTGGAAACACGCAATCAAGACCGTCCTCAAGCGGGGAACAAGGCCCAACTCGATCCATTACCTCGAAATGATCGCCGTGGACGCCGACACCAATGGCATCCCGGCGGACAAACCCATCCAGCGGGGTTCGATTGGGCCAGTGCCCTACGTCCCGACGGCACAGCAGCCCAAGCGCTCGTTCCACGTCGCGAAGCAAGATGAACCTGAGAAGAATGTTGATCCCGTGGGGTTTGAATTGTTCAGTCGCTTCCTTAGAGCCCGCGGTGATGAGGCCAGAACAGCAGCCGCGGCCGAGTTGGACCGATACGTGGCAGAACACTCCGCAGCCGCGAAAAAAAAGACCGGCTGCGGAGCGTCTCTGGAAAGCCCCCCGCAGCCGGCTGGAGTCCATATTCCCCGACCCGATCTCCCTCACCATGATCATACCGTGAAGGCATGTTCAGGTCAAGAAGCGATCGGAACCGAGGAAAATGGCCAGCGCGCCCGGCAGGATTCGAACCTGCAACCTTCGGATTCGAAGTCCGGAATTAGTGTCCCCGATTTGACCCCTTCGTCCGTTCCATTTTACGACCAGAGTCCACCTATCAAGCCCCCTGACTGAGTTCTACCCGCGGATATCGCATCCGTGGGTAGTGCGTGCTGTACACTTTATAAACCTCTCCTTCTGTTGCACGCAACTCCTTCAGGGTTAACTAGATGCGTAAAATATCGTGGGACCGTTTTTCAACTGAGATTGAGTCACTCTACACACCCCCGCTGCGAGCAATCGCTACCCTGCGCGCCATCCGACAGGTCCTGCGGGAACTTGGCGAGTCTGGAGTCAGAACTACCGCCGATCTGACGGAACCGGCCGTAGCCCGCTGGGTCCTAGACCATCCCGACCGTTCTCCGGCCCGCACGGAGTCACTCCTGCGCACCCTGGGACCGATCAGCCGACGCTGTTTCAGGTGGGGGCACTGCCGCTACGATCCGCTGGCCGACGCACCGCCACGGACCTGGATTCGTCCTGATGCAAGGGGGCCACGGCCATGGAAGCCACGGCACCGTACGGCCGAGGAAATCGGTAGGTTGCTACGGCTATTGGACATGGAGGCCGGTAGGGGAGGATGGGCCGAGGGTCGATTGCAGGCGCTGGTGTATACTTATGCGTTCACAGGTCTTCGGAAATGCGAAGCGCTCATGCTCGAGCACGCGGACATCGATCTGGGCGGCCGAATCCTGACCGTGCGTCCCAAACAGGGGTGGCGTCCGAAGACAGTTTCCAGCGCGGCGGAGCTGGCGATCGCCGAGCCGCTGGCCGACGTCCTTGGCCGGTGGATTCCCAGGACAGGATGCAAATGGCTGTTCCCGGGGCGTCGGCTGCTCGGCCCGTGGCTGCACGGATATCAGGGGACGAAACCTCTGGATCAAGTGAAAGCCGCCGGCCAGCGGGCCGGAATCGAGGGGCTTACGATCCTGGGATTTCGGAAGTCGATCGGCACGTTATCGAAGAGCTGGGGAATCACCCAGCTCGAACGGAAATCCCTGCTTCGGCATACCTCGGTCCAGACAGGGGAGTCGTACGACGAGCCAGATCGTGATCTGTCTCGTCATACCGTGTCAAAGATCCATTATTCAGCATGAAAGGATAGCAATGTCTCTATCTGAAACCGAGATCGCCCGCGTGATTTCCGACCGCTTCGTGCGGTGGGAGAAATTCTTTCTCCGGAAACGAGCCACCCCGATCCTGGTGCTGGGAGTCACAGCCGATCCGCCTCCAAGACCCGTCATCACGATCTGCCAGGGGATCCCCGACCGGCAGATCCAGGAGCTGCTGATTGCGGCCCTGACACTGATGGGTGACCGCCAGTTGGGAGATGATGATGAGTGAGCCTGATCGCGGACTGCAGATCGAATATTTCGAGACGGTGGATCAGGAGGAGGAAGCAGAGCGAAAGATTAGTTCACATAAAGATGCGATCGCCATTTTAAAGAAAGAGGTGATCAGTCTGCGGAAACGGCGCCACGACATTCGGGAGGAAATGAGGCCACCTAGCCAGTCCGACCGGCCGCTGTTGGCCGCGATCGCCGCTGCCCAGAGGAACGGGCCGCCCGAGGAAACCGCCGACGAACGGCAGCGGGTGCCTGTGCCTATGCCTGCGCCGGCTGCGGATCCGCCGAGCCCGAAGCGGAGAAAGGCGAAGTGATGGGGAGCACATGGAGAGAGCAAATTTGGGCGGTGATCGAGGAGGAGGAGGTCCAGTGCGCGGCGCTTCACCTCTCCCCTGAGGAGCGTGAAAAAAGGATCCGCGATGCATGTCCTTACTGGGTTCGCCAGTGCTCCTGGCAGACCAAACTCTGGCAGGAGGAAATGCGCCGGCTCTTCGGCCGGAAACGGGCCCAGAAGGAACCTCCGGCCGATCCGACTCGGCCGTTTTTACCGGGGATGTAGATATGTGTCTACCGATCTCGCTCTGCATCTTGGTTCCGCCCAACGAAAAACCCCGGCGGGGGGAAGCTCCCGCCGGGGCGACCCCGGAAGCGGCGTCAAGGATCGCCGCACACAGTAAATCGACCGATTCTGACCGCGGACTGAAGGCCCGGCCGACCCGGAAGCTGTAGCACCCCCCTACCCTATCTTACCCAGGCGGGGGGTTTACCTGATCGGCCGCGGTTACGGAACTGGCATTCCGAAACCGCGGCCAAAGTCAAGCACCCAAAAGGAGAGACCATGAGAAAGCTTAACAGACGGAAAAAGCCGGCGCAGAAACAGAGGATCAACTTGGGGGAGATCGCAGCCGGCGAATTGCGAAAACTCGCAATCGAGGGCATCAAACTGGCGTCGATGTTGGAAGTCGCTATTCCCCAACAGCAATCCGCGGAAGCAGCGGCTCAATCTTCGGCGGAGGCTCACTAACTCCGCGTTCCGCCAAGTAGACGCCGCTGAGTCGCTCTTCGAGCAGCTCGGCGACCACGGCGGACTCCGTCCGGCCATGCCAGCCCGCATAGGCCGCCAGCCGCTGGGCCAGCTCGGTGGGGATGATCACCATCTTCCGAGTGCGCCCCGATGGCCGTTTGCCGGGGCGTTTTCCTCGTTTTTTCGCGTCCATGCGTCGTCTCCTTTTCAGCCCGGTGGATCGGCCGCCGGTATGCTCGGATTATCGGTGATCGGCCGAGATGGGGGGAGACCGAAAAACGGCCGGCCGCGGCGCCGGCAGGGGAGGGGAGACTTGATGCCGTGCCGAGCCGTTGCAACGCTACGATGGGGTGATCCATACCCGACCGGTCTGGAGTATGTCGCGGCGATGGAGGCTGCACGGATCTGGAACGAGAGCCGTCCGGTGCCGTGGGAATGGTGCCTGATGTGCAATCACTGCCGAATACAAGGAGCAATCGGAAAAGAGACAGGCCCGCACGGTGTGGTGGTCGTCTGTGAACGATGTGGGCGGGAATGGTGGGTTAAAAAATCGAGGAGCTGACTGACCGGCGGGGGAGCCTGGCTGCTCGCCCGGGACTAGGGCGACCGCACCAACGAAGCACCGTCGCCGACTGATCCCGGCGGCAGGATTGCCCGGGGCTATGTGGATGGCCCTGGGCGTTTCTCAACTTAACAAGGGAGGATGTATGGGATGGACAATTTGGCGCTGGGTGACGATGAGTTGGTGGCGCTATCTGCTCGAAGTAGGCCCGCGGCGTCGACCTTCGATCGGGTGGCCCGGATGGGTCACTTTTTGGTGCCGTATCGGAGGGCATCGATGCGGGATAACCTACTTCAATCCGGGAGGATTGGAGCCCGATTTCACATGCCAGAATTGCGGAGATTACCTGGGGTAAGCGAAGCACCGTCGCCGACTGATCCCGGCGGCAGGATTGCTCGGGGCCGGTGTTGCAGCCGGCCCCGGGCGTTTCTCGAATGCGGAATGCGGAATTCGGAATTCGGAATGAAAGCAGGGGAGGAATAGGTGAAGGCAATCTCGCTCTGGCAGCCGTGGGCGCAACTGATCGCCATCGGTGCAAAGCAGTTTGAGACGCGATCATGGTCCACGCGGCACCGCGGAGTTATGGCGATCCACGCGGGTAAACATTGGACCCAAGAGATGGCTCTTCGGTGCTACCAGGAGCCATTCTTCGGGATCTTGAGCCGAGGCGGGACGCGGTTTCCGGCCAGGCTTCCTTCCGGACCGGAAGGGCTGGGCTTTGCCGTCGGGGCCGTCGTCGCGATCGCCGATTTGATAGAGTGCTGGCCCACGGAATCGCTGACCACCGAGTTGCTTGAGCTCGGCATACAGGAGCGAGCGTTTGGCGATTTCTCGCACGGCCGCTATGCGTGGCAATACGAGAAGGTGGTTCAGCTCCGCTCGCCCGTGTTTTGCTCGGGGCGGCAGGGACTGTTCGATTTGGACTCGGACGTCGCCCATCGGATCTGGAGTCAGCTCTGACCGCCTGGACGATGCCATCCAGGTCCGATTATGCCGGCGGCGGGGACCTGGCCGGCGGCGGAATCTGTGACGAGCGAGTAGTGGCGCGCGCAAGATAGAGGTAGACAACGAATCGCTCTCAGGTTCCGCACCGTCGTTAGCGTGGCCGGACATGTCGGCACTCCTCATCCGCTGGTCCGCCTCTATCCTCTGCCGTTTTCCCCGCGGCTGTGCTGGTGCCAGCTTTGTCTGGTCCAAGTCTGGCTCGTGAAGCGCCCATACTGCCCGCCTCGGCCCATGTACCGGGCACGTAAACCGTCGCCGGCCGCGGTCGAAAAGCCGCCACTCCAGGCCGCGGTCGCCCGGCGGCGACTCCGGGGCGGCCTCGCCGGAAAGTGGACGCCGAAATATCTGGAGCCGTCATCGTGAAGCTAGTACAAGTGTCCTACACCTCTCTGCTGATCGCAGTCGGCCAGCTCCTCATAGCACTCGGCCACGAAGATCCAGCGGCGACGATCGCCGCTGTCAAGGCGCTCGTCCAGGCATTCGAGACTGCGGCCCTACCAGCCCAGCCACAATGAACCGCCTCATCCCGGGCACTTGCTACGCCGCTACCGCCGGGGCAGTCTGGGGGGCCCTATCTCACGACCAGGTCGTGGCCTGGGGCGGTGCGATGATCGCCTTAGGCTCGGCCATCGTGGCCGCTGGCCTCCCTGCGTATCATCGGCTCCGGGAAGCTCGCCGGGCTGAGGATGCCGCCGATCGTGAGGCCGTGCTCAATGACATCCGGGCCCTGACTCGCGTGCAGGTCGAGCTGGAGACGCGGATCGCCGCCGGCGCGAAACGACTGGACGAGATCGAGTCGCAGATGGAGCGAGTCCGGTGCCGGTTCCCCAACCCGGACGGAACCGCGAAGTGCAGCTCCGCGCAGTGAGGATCGCATACGTGTGGGGGACTTGGGGGGAGAGTCCGCGCTTAAGGATCGCCGCGCCGAGGAACGTGCCATCCGCGAGGGATGGAATGTCCCGCAGGCAGTTCGACAGCAGGTCATTGACCGACTCGCAGATGTCGTGAACCCGGCCACCGAAGAGGGCGCAAAAGCAGAGCTCCGCTACGTGGTCCAGGCCGCGAAAACGCTCGCGGCCGCGGATCTGCGACAGCAGGCCCTTCACCTCGAGCGCGACAAATTGGAGCGCGGTGAGCCAGTCGAAGGGACACTCGTCGAGGTCGCAAAGCTCGTCCGCGAGCGGCTCTCCCAAGCAAAGCAGGAAGACCATGGCTAGGCGCTCAATCGCCTGCGACTACTGGCTCGGGGACATTATCTTTCACCGGATCGCCGAGGAGCGAAAACGCGGGATGGTTACCGGTATCAATATATGTCCAGACGGTCTCTACTACTGGATTACTTGGTCCGACGGCCACGAGACCAAGCACTATCCGATCGAGCTCACGAGTGAGTTCGTCCCCGATTACGAGACTAGTGAATAGTGGCTGACATCGACCCCCGCCTGTTCCCGGCCCTGCCGAATGCGGGCGGCTCCTTCTCCAGCGACGATAAGCGCTGGATCATGAAGGAGGTCGAGTCCGGCCTGCGCAATCACCGGCCGCGGTTGGCCTCGGCGATCGAGAACCAGGCATTCTATGACCTCGAAAGTGATCGATACCAGCCGAGACGAGAAGCAGAGACAGAGTTCGATTTTGCGGGGAGACCCCGTCGACAGTCAGGGTTCGTTCAGCAGGCTGTGGACCGACTGTGCGAGCACACCTACAACCCAGGTCCTACACGTACCGTCGTCGGGGACAATCTGGCTGACGGCTTGCTTGAGCAGGTCTACGAAACCAACCACATCGACTGCGTGATGCAGCACGCCGAATGCCAGGCGACGCTGAACGACGTCTGC